CTTAGTTCCTTTGTGGTACGTATAATTCTTTAACTCGGACAGATATAGTTACTGCACTACCTGCACTTGCTAATCCTCTTAACTTATCTCCCTTGTATAACCAAAACGGTTCGCTGTTTATTTGAAGCATTGAGTTACCTAATAGTTCTACTGTTTCAGCTAGAGTATAGTATGTAGTTGCTTTGCTGTCATACCAATCTAAACTAAACGTAACATTAGATGAACTAGCGTTACTTATAAAGATACTATATACTTCTGCTTCATAGTTATCTGGAACAGTATATATGTCACCATTACCTGTAGTAAGTTCACGAGCAACAGTACGATTTTTAAATTCCATTCTAATTCTCTATGTATATAATATCAAAAGTTGTTGAAACTCTTAAATCGGCATTTGAACTATCTGCTATAGCACGAAACTCAATATCTGTTTTTTCAGGTATAGGTTGTGGGCAAGTAATGTCTTGATGATATGAGCCTTCAAATAAATCAAACTTCTGTTGGGTACGGAATACCCCATTCAATTCTCTTGTTATCATTCTTATGGTAGCAACTTTATTGTTCTGTACTGTAAATGCTGTTGTATCTATCTGAAACAAGTAAGCTGTGTACCCTGCAGGTACAGTCCAGAGTGCCATCAAAGTCTGTTGGTCAGAAGATGATACATAAGCATAAGTTGTGCCACCATTTGCAATTGTGATATTACCTGCAGATGCTGTGCCACTTGCTACAAATGCACGATAGACACGTAAGAAGCTACCTGTTGTTGTTGCAGTTCCTGATGCGTCTAGAGTTACTGTTTCAGATAACTCGTTATAACTTGCGTCCACCCCTTGAATGGTTACTTCTACATCTTCGTCTGTAGCACCCGAACTACTGGTAGCTGTCATGGTAACAGCACTAGCAGGATAGGCATACAGTCCACCTACATCCCAGATGGTTTCTTCTGAATCATCAATGTCACCGTTGTAGCCAAACTTGAATACACGCTTGTGTCCTGCGATAAGTCCACGAGATACTTGTAAGAAGTAAGGATATGATCCTACACCACCACTAAAAGTAATTACATTTGGATATGACGTGATGGACATCTATTTTATTTTTTCTGCTTCAAGTTTATCTTTGAGTTTGCTAACACGTCGATAATGTTCACGTATTCGTTTTACTCTTGTTGGGTTTCTCAAAAACTTATCTATTTTTTCTATTTGTGTCTGTGTAAGAAACTTAACAGGCTTAGTACCAACTGGTATAAGTATCTTTAAATTTTTTTTTTGTTTTAAGTACTTTGTACACTCTTAAGAACTTTTAATTTTTCGTTTGTTTCTACTATATCTTTTAATGCTTGATCTAGTGCATTTAGCGATGAATTATTATTATTCAGTAAACTTTGTGCATTTTCAATTTTTAACTTATATTGAAAAATCAAAGCTTGAGCAGCAAGGTTGTTCATAAGGCGTACTCCTTTCTAGGATTATACAGAAAGATTAGCCTAATGTCAATCTAAAATCTTCCTACCCACTTACCTGCAGCCCATGCCAATAACCCTGCAAAGAATATAACTAAAATAAAAGCTATTCCATAGCCAACATATTCCATCAACTCTTGTCTACGTTTCTCTGCCATCTTTTCCTGATAACGTCTAGACTTACGAGCTTCAGCTTGAAAGGCTTGCCAATCTTGCCACAATCCGGGTCTACCTAAATAGATCATCATCTTCTTGAGTTCTTCTTCTTTTTCTTTTAATTGCTCAAGAGCCATGAACTCTTCTAGGTCTGAACCTCCTACCCCTTTAGCCTTTTGTTTACTTGCTTTCTTTTCTAGTTCTTCTTTTGCAAATACAAAATCGCTTATCTGTTTCGCACATCCACTCAGTTCTTTGCCGTTGGACACAAATTGCTTGATAACCGAAAAGGCAGCGTTTGCTGCGGCTAATTCTGCTAACACCTACTTTTTCCTCTTACTTTTACCTGCTTTAGATAGAGCTATTGCTATAGCTTGCTTTTGGGGTTTGCCACTTTTTATTTCTGTTCTGATGTTAGCAGAGATTGTTTTATTAGATTTACCTCTTTTAAGTGGCATTTTATTTCTTTCTTACTGGTTTACAATACGCTGTTATTTGTAAATTAGATCCTTCCCTTTGAGGTATAGATGGTTGGTTATGTAGTCTTTGTGCAAAGTATAAGCACCTATCTATATCTTGGAAGGTTTGTGTTTGGTCTACTACGCTTAATCCCATCATAAACACAAGCACAAATTCAATCACACTGGTACTCCTTGTACCTCCTCATCTTTATCTTCTTTGTGGCACTGGCAATTGCACTCCTCACAATCACACTCATAACATTCACATGTTACACATTTTTTCTTTTCTTCAGTCACGACCACTCTCCATTTTTCATAGCTAGGGATAATTTCATAGCCCTGTTACCTACTTGATTAGCCCATCTTGAATCAATCATTTCTTCACAAGCCACTAAGTAATCTTCTCTTTCTATCGCTGCCCACATGTTCTTAAATTTTAAAAGACGAGGAACGCCCATATTAAATGACATGTCAACAAGTACCATTTGTCTGACAGCGTCAAGTTGATTTACGATAGGTTTATTAGCTAGTAACTCTTTTTCTACGATTGCTATGTCATTCATACAAAGATAGTAAGCTTCTTCTTCGGTAAGACCAATCTCGTAAACTTCTTCCATAGTTTTGTTTATGAAAGATAATTCACCATCTGTGATACCTCTGTCTTCTAAGTTACGCCCGATTCCAATCGTATCGATCCCCAAATGGTCCTGATAGACTTGTAAACGTAATCCTTCATGCAAGGCTATCATTTTGACTAGTTCACTACGTTCGTACTTCATGCTTTCTTCCTTGTTGTTGGCTTACGCTTTCTACCTGATGCAGTAACAGACCACTTTACTTTCGAAGGTCCTGTCTTTTTACTTGCTTCTTTTTTACTTATCTTACTTGCTACGGCTTTAGGTCTACATGCAGGATAAGGTCGTTTGCTTTTTTCTTTACCAGATCGACCACACTTCTCGCCTGTCTTAACGTCACGCCAATCCTCTTTAAACCACTTAGTCAATCCACCTTTAGGTTTAGCCATTATGCGTATGTACCCCCACGCTTCTTGTACTCTCTGGCCAACCAAGCATTTGCATACGCTGAAGGATACACTTTGAATTTCTTCTTGGCCGCAGCTTTTACTGAAGCGTAAAGCTTTGGGTTCTTTGGTTT